GGTTTCTTAAAAACAAAAACGGGTTCATATTTGGCCCAAAGTCCATTCACTTTACAGAAATTTTTAGCTCTAGGTTGACCAGTATCTGGATCGACTCTATTACCTCCTGGCATCTGACTTAAAGTCATGAAAAGAGTTTCGACGTGTTCCATTCCTAAGGATAAAAGAATGTCGATGGAATCCTTTTCAAGAGGCAACATTTGTGTTCCAAATTTTGCATCGGCGATGTTCCACAAAAGATAACGATCTGGTCTCAACCATTCTACGGCTGTTTCTAGGGTTGGTCTCAAGAATCCATCTCGCCAGGCATCATATTGTGTGAATTTGTGGCAAGACTGCTCTGGATCATCCGAATAGACTTCTTTGGCAAAATATGGTGGACTCGTGAAAACAAGATCAAGAGTTCCTTTATGTTTTTGGAAATCTTTGTTCTTTGAGATTTCTTCAGAACCTAATTGATAGATCTCATAGGTGTGTGGTTCAGAGTCCTCAAAGAAGTCATTGTATCTTCCACAATGTCTGTTATAGAAATCTGCAACTTGGTGATATTTGGTCCGACCATCATCTGTGTTATGGTCGGTGTTTGGATCTGTTCCGATATAATGAATCTTTCGGTCAGACTTAACAGACATGGCTCCAAGAATTCTTCCAGCCCAGCCCATGGAAGGATCGTAGATTTTAACGGTACCTTGTGTCTTTATGGATTCTGTATACCGCTCATAGAGAAATTTTGCAGTAAGTGGTGGAAAGTTTACGGCATATTGGCAAAAAGAGACCCGAAAGGCTTTCAATCCCAAAGGAAAAACCTTTTGTCCAAATTCATAAAACCGGATGAGATGATTACAACCACTTCCTAACTCCAATTTGGATTTAGAAGATTCTGGAATAAGAGAACCTAGGTCTTCCACATCCTGGTCTGTTAGATAGAGAAATTCAGAGTTTCTTAACTCTTCATTGTATCCAGTATATCCACCACCGTCTGACTTCTTAGAATTCAACCAATAGTCATGAGTTCCATAAATTCGCTTTGTTTTTTCAAATTTCTCAACCCATGTCTTGCCATCGGGAGCGTTTAAGTTTTCATGGTCATTAGCTTTGACACATAGAGAATAGTGGTAGAACGAATCTTTTCCGAAATTCCTGGCAGCATATGTCTGAAATGTCTCCAGAAGTTCTGGTTTGGCAAAAAAGTCATATATGGATCGACCCTCGCCGTTTGTTCCATAGTTGATTTTTGTTGCCATCATGGTGGGAAACCACTCGTTGGCAGCATTTCCAATAATGGAAGTGTTTCTGATACATTCTTTCTTTCCAGTTAATTCGTTTTCCACCAAAAATTCATGAACCGGGAAGCCTTCCATTTTTTTGAATTGATGTATGATTTCATCTTCATCATAACCAACTCTTGGTGGTAATCCATGGTTATCCCACAAATCAAGAATTGTGGATCGCATGTCTACAACCCAGGACCTAAATTCGTCTGGTGTTTTCCGGATTAGTTCATCGAAAGTTATGTTTATCGTGCTCTCAAGCAATTTATTATTACGCATAACGAACGGTCCATCCTTGTTCTTTACTCAACACTCCTCTTCTGAGAAAGCTGATGATATTGTTATAGTTCAGATTTTTATCTCTACAGAACTTTCTTATACCACGGACAGTGAAGTCTTGGTTGTCTGGGCTTGTAAATGTAACCCATTTACTACTAGAATGTGAATCTCCAGATTTACCAATTTTTCCAATATTTGATTGTGATATTTTTATTTTTGTTTCTTCGCGGTGTTTGACTTTTTCTGTTCCTGCCAACCCTTTGTTCCAGGCTATTTGCCCTTTTTTTGATCGTGATATCCTTTGTTTAGTTTCTTCTGTTCTTTTTGCGCCTGGGCTGCTTCCTCCAACTCCACCAATTTTTAGATTATACCAATTGTTACTTTCTACAACTTTCCATTCCAGAGATAATTGCCTTTCAATTTTTGCTACTTCAATTAAAGAATCGGAATAAGCAACCGTTTCTCTTGAGAAATTTTCTTTCCCATATTTCCTAATTGCATTCTGAATGGCAATACCAGATCCTAAATATCCGGGTCTACCGTGAGCACTCTTTCCTAGGTATTTTTTTCCATTAATTTTATTTGTTGTGACATATACTATTGGCATCTTCTATTTATAAATCAGTTAATCGCGACAAATGATTTAAGATCATTTCATATACGAAAAATCTGATTTCAGTTCAAATTCTATAGAACGGTCGAATTTATCCGCAATGGTTGGTTTATGGCTTATCACAAAAATGTTAGAGTTCTCAAACAAATCTCCACGGAACATTTCTAGAACCGATTCTGTTGCTTCCAAGTCCAGAGAAGAATCCATAACTTCATCCAAAATCAAGAGATTGGTGTTCAAAGAGTTCTTGGATTTAGCCACTGCTCGCCATGCAAAAAGCAGAGCAAGATCTATTCGTTGTCTTTGTCCTTCGGAGAAAGATGCATATGTAAACTCGTCGCGACCTCTGGATTTAATCTGCTCGTTAAATTCTTCGTCGATGTTGAAAGAGACAAAGAAATCCATGGCAGCCAAAAACTTATTGGTTTGCTTGTTGATTAATGGTAGATACTGTTTAATGATTCTAGCTTTAACCCCGGCATCTGTCAATAGACCACCAGCCATCTCATGAATATGCTTCTTGTGGATAAGTTCTTCTTTTTCTGTGGATAAGTTCTCCAATTCTAATTTAGTTTCGTGGATCTTTCCACTTTCAGCTTCTATGGAAGATTTAGGTGAGTTGAGTTTCTCCAGATCTTTCAGAATCTTTTGCTTGACCTTTTCGGAAAAAGAGATGTTGTTTTTGAGAATAGAAATTTGTTTGTCTATGGAACGTATTTGCTCCAGGACGGCGTCTATTTCTTTTTCTCTTTGTTCTGTGATTTTTTGTTTGATTGCCAATTTGCTGAGTCCATCTTCAAGCTCGCTCTTTCTATGGCATTTCTTTTCGATTTCTTTTAATCGGAACGAATCGTCGATGGATTGCTTACAGGACGGGCAAGAATCATTTGATTGATAGAAATCTATTTCAGATTCCAGCTTTCTCTTTTTCTTGGAGAAATCCAAAGCAAAATTTTCCAATTTCAGAAGCAAATCAGAAACCTTTGTTTGGTCTGATATGGATTCCATGCATTCCGACCTGTTCAATTTTAGCTGCTCGATCTTCTCTTGTTCTCTCTCGATAGCAAGAGTTTCTTCTCTCAGAGCTTTTTTCTTTTCGGCAATTTGGCTGGAAACATCACTCTTCAGGTCTCTAAGATGTTCTTCGAATATGGAGATCTTTTCTTTTGCCAGATCCAAGCGAAGATCGGTTTCGGACAGTTTTGTTTTCAGTTCCGACATTTGCTTTCTGAGCAAAACCGACATGATTGAAAAGACTTCAATATCCAGAAGTTCCTCGATGATCAATCTTCTATCATTTGGTCTAAGTTGCATGAATGGAGTAAAATTGGCAGGACCGAGAAGAACAATCTGGACAAACGATTTGAAATTAAACTTCAGAATTTGTTTTTCCAGATATGATTGATAGTCTCGTGAGGCAGAATCTTGGTTGAGAAGAGAGTCGTCACACCAAATTTCAAAAATATTCGGTCTGATACCACGTTTAACAGTATACTTCTTACCACTAATGGAAAAAGACACATAACCAATACAGTCTCTTCCGTTTATGGAATTTATTAGTTGGTTCTTATTGATGGCTCGGAAAGATTTGTTGAACAGAACGAAACAGAGCAAATCGAGAAGAGTTGATTTCCCAGAACCGGATTTTCCGGAAAGAAAAGTCGTCTTTGTCGAATCTAGTTCTATTTTTGTCCAATAGTTTCCATATGCCAGAAAATTCTTCCAGCCGGCTTCATGAAAAATTATCATTGTTGTTTGGGTCTTTTCTTATTCTGTCGATGCTTTGTTACCAGAATACAGGTAATCTTGAGCTTTGTCAAGTATTTCTTTCATCAGGCTTTTGATTTCAAATTTTATGGATTCGGAATTGTCCTGGTTCTCATCCACAAATTCAGAAAGAATTGTGAAAGTGTCTTTGCTCATGTCCATTTTTTCAGAAGAAATGATTTGTGGGTTGTAGTCTTCCACAATTTTGATTTCCGCTGGCATCATCTCCATGAGTTTCTTTATTGTCTTGTCTAAAAGATATGGATTCTTTTTCTCTTCCACTACCAACTTCACATAAGAATCAGCAACATCTTTTGGATCGATCTTTGAGATTGGATTCGAATCCTTTATGTCATTGTAAAAGATTTTGGTAAACACCCGGTCTGGATTCTTGATGAACTCGAATGAATTGACCACTTCTTCATCTGGATCCCAAATATAAAATCCCTTTTCGGTATTGTAGTCCGACCAATCCATTTGGTATGGAGTTCCAATATAGAAGATGTTACCTATTTTTGACATATGGTGATAGTGGCCAGAAATAACATGTTCGAATTTCTGAAATTCTGCCGGGTCAAAACCACGCTCTGTGTTCACATGCCCGACATTATCTTGGAATCCTCTCATCTCAAAATGACCAAAAACATGGCTAAATCCACCACCACTCAAAAAACTCTCACACTCTTCTTCATTTTCTTGGCAAATCCACGGAACCATTCCACAAAGTCTCTCACCAAATCTCATAACTGTTGGTGTGGAAATAATATGGACATTCTTTTCATACTCCTTCAGCAATAACTGTGGAGCATTGATCTTGTTTGTGTCTTTGAAATAGACATCATGGTTACCAAGAATCGAAACGAAATTCAAATCTAGTTCTCTGATTCGGTCAAAGAAAAAATGTTTCACTTCATGGAGTGCCGCAAAATTGATATACTTCCGACGATCAAACAAGTCACCCATACAGATAACAGTTTTGATGTTTCTTTTTATGATTTCTGGAAAGAAAGTTGTTTCATAGAACCTCTTTTGGGCTCTTAGGAAAACAGGACCATCGTTTCTACATCCGAAATGTGGATCTCCAAGGACCGCGATTGTTTGTTTGCTCATGATGTCGCTATGTTGATGTGTGCTATTTCCAGAATTCGGCGTGTGGTTTGTTCTAATCCTGTGTATCTAACCCGATACTTTCTAATCTCTTCCGTGATCTGGTCTAATTGGTCTTTGAATGGAGTTTGAATGTCTAGTTTTTGAAGAATTTCCTTTGCAATAAGAGAACTTGTTTTTTCTTTTTGTTGAGCAGCATCAAAAACAATATGTGCGGCTTCTTCGACTGTATAAGAATCGGGTTCTTTCTCAAATGTAAACATGGAATCATTCCATATGAATTGCGTGTGGGGGAAGAGATGGAGCTCCAATCCGGATTCGAACCGGAACGACCGACTTGGAAGGACGGCATACTATCCAATTAATATGATTGGAGCTTTTGATAAGTTATTTAGTTTCTTCTATTTCTTCTTGCTGGTTTTCCTCCTCTTCCCATTCTTTTAGTTTTGCTGCCATTGCTTCTTCTTGTTTCTTTCTCTTGGCAGCTTTCTTCCTGGCTTCTTTTTCTTCAAACGCATCGATAAATTCTTCCATCTCGGCGTTCTGGAAATCGTTCCCATATTGCGTCAGCTTTAGAGCTTCTTCCAGCTCTTCCTGATGGATAATGGCATTATGCATTATTTTGTATTTGGTGTAAAGGGCTTTTTCTTCATCGTTGATTCTACGAACAAAAGCCCAATGGATTATGGTTGTGAAATATGCAAAGGGATTTTCAGAGACCTCTTTGGAGAAATTATCCAAATACTTCAAACAGTTCTCAATGGCATCAGAAACCATTTCTTCTCTGTATGTGTATCTTCCAAACTTAAGACCTCTTGAATATCTTTCTGCTATCATCATGATAGAGCGGGCGATATAGTCTGATATTTGTGGTTTTGGAAGCCCGGCAGCAAGCGCAGCATCCACCAGAACTTTTCGTTCCATCATGGCTTGGAACAGTTCCTCTTTTGGAACATACTGATTTTTTGATTTGGGTTTAACCGGCAGATCTATTTTTGTGGATCTGACCCTTTTCTTTTTTTCTGGAGCAATCACGTCTTCTGCCATAATTTTACTGAAACCTAACGGGGAAATTAACTTTTCCGAATATACATGTTTTGTTGTTTTATGTCAAGTTATTTTTTGGTTGCTTTTGAGTTAGCTTCGTTCCATTCCGAAATGGAAGATTGCTTACTATTCGACCACTTTGTCAGGCTACCACCCACCGGACAGTCAATGTTTCCACAAACTATTTTGTTGATAATAAGACTTGGTCCGCTCGGTCGTCCGATGCCGCGTTGGTGAATCAATCCAACACATCCACATGCTGCACAATTTTCAATTTCTTTTTCCATTTCAATATATCCAATTATTTTATTAACTTACAGAATTATCTTGCATCCTTTTGCATTCTAACCCTCGAAAGGACGACACATCACACAATCCAACCATTTTTCTGAAAATTCTGCTCTGTAACTCATTGAATTGATTCATCAAAAAACAGTCAAATTTTCTTTAATGGAGTGTCCTGTCGGATTTTTTGTTTCCGTAAACAAACTCTCGAAAGTCTTCTAATTCATCATCGGTTGCAAACTTCATTGCTTCCATTTGTTCAAGCCATGCCGACTCCATTTTTCCAAGCTCGGCATTAGATTCCATCTCTTCCACAAAATTATAGTAGATCTTTTCGATTTCTGGTGTAGGAAAATATGCTGAAAGAACAAGCGACTTTCTGATAGGTATCTTGTCGCCGTCAGAAAACTTGGCGTATTTACTCAGAAGAATTTGTCCGGAATCTGTTTCTTCTAAAAGAACAGGATGGATCATCTGAACCACTTGGCTTCTTACAGAAGATTTTGTGGTTTCGATCATACAGAGAACATCTTTGCCGTTGACTAGATGCAGGACTTGGACCGCATCAGATTCTTTTTCAGAAACTGGTTCTTCCAATGGCTTCTTCGTTCGTGGCTTCTTGGCAGACGGTTTCTTTGGCATTTGTTTTCTTCCTTTAGGTTTTCTTTTCTTCTAAATCCAACCAATGAACTGAATAACTAAACTTTTCTGATCTGTATATCGATTCTCTTTCCAAGAAGTGTTTGATCATATAACTTTTTGGATTCTTTGCCGATTTCTCCCTGTAAATGTTGTCTGCAATATCATAAAAAGTCGCCGAAGTTTTCCTTGCGTTTAGTCTGAGTGCTCTACCAATCATCTGTAGAAGGGTAACTTTAGCCTTCATCGGATGACAGTTTATCACCGCATCTATACTAGGAATATTTATTCCAAGATAGAAGACCTTCAATGATGCAATCAAAACAGCATTTTTAGAAGTTATCATTTCTTGTCGTATTGCTTCTCTTTCTTCTGGTGGTGTGTCTCCCGTAACAAAGAAAACCTTTCTTCCAGAATCTTTTAGTCTTTCTTCTATTGCTTCTTTCAATTCGAGTCCATGAGTCTTGAAGTGGAACATCACGAGAACATTTCTGGCTTCTAGAGATTGGACCAATTTTGCAATGGTCTTTGTTCTCCTCTTATATCCGACCGCAGCTTTAAGTTCCACATCATATGGTAATTTCTGTTTCCTCAATTGTTTCGCTACAATTTCTGGATAATTAAGAACCACACACCGTATTTTTAACTCGGCGATGTGTTTTTCATCCATAAGCCGTCTTGCTGTTGCGACTTGATGGACTGGACCAAACAACCCCTCCAGAGTATATCTACTAATTTTCTTCCCGTCAAGGGTTCCAGAAACTCCATATCGAATGGAAGCATTGTAGCATTTCTCTACAATGCCAGAAAGGACTTTTGCTGTTGCGAGATGACATTCATCCACCAAAACACATTTGAATGGAGAGAACCATTCTTTTAGTTTGATGTTTTGAAGAGACTGCCAAGTTGAAATGACGATTTGGTATTTACCAACCGCTTTGTCTTGCCCAGAATAGATTCCATGGCATCTTTCTTCCGCATTAAAATCTGGGTCTTCCGCAGAGTAGTTTTTAAAATCGTTCAATAGCTGGACAACGAGGTTGGTGGTTGGAACGATGATGAGAGTTTTTTGGTTATGGTGTCTGATCAACCCATAAACGATTGCCGATTTACCAGAAGCAGTGGGGGAAACCAGAACCGCCCGCTTGTTAACAAAGCCGTATGCCAGAGCTTCTAATTGGTAGCCACGTTCTTCAAATTCTTTCGGAAATGTGGCTTTAAAGAACTCTGTGGGTAGCGGACAGTCGGCAGAAGGTATTATTTGTGGTGACTGCACTTCTGACCACTCTAAGGCATATCCACGCTCTCGACAGAAAGTTTCTAGCTTTTGAAAGAGACCGAGTGGAAGCTGGGATGTCTTGAGATTATAGAGTCTGTGGTAACCGTCCCAGACACCCATCTTAAAAAGTGGATTAAACCTATAGTCTGGAACCTGAAACTTGAAATAATCAGAAAGCTCGAATCGAATCCCGGCACTAGCCAGTATAAGCCAGAAGGATTCGTTGAGTTTTTTCACTTGGATTATTTCCTTGCCCTGAGCAGGAACTTCCACAGAAGAGTCGGGTTTTGTCGTCGGATTCGTCACCATTCACCATCGAGCCATCATTTTCGTGTTGCATTTGGATGGTGATTCTTTTCATGTCTTCTGTTATTTCTTTAAGGGCTTCATATATCAACCCCAAAGCCACAAAAATAGATTTCGGGCAGCCTGCCTGGTCTTCTGTTAACCTAATATCTCGTATCGACGAGGCTATCTCCGAAAGTGTCGCAATGCTGTCGACCATTTTGTTGAATCCCAGAAAGAAATTTTTTAATGCAAAATCACTCACTCCTATGAACCTCCACCACCTTGGGTGAAAATCCAAAACTTGATAGCACTATTTATATGGAATCCACGATTATGAATAACTTTCAGAACATCTTTCAAAAACTCAACTTTATCAGATTGGTCACCACATAGTTGTTTTATTTCGATAATATCTTTGTCTCCAGAAATATAGGAATCCAAATCTGTTTTGAGAATCTTATGTGGCCACTGGATCCATTTTAATTTTGCCAGTTGTTCTTTAGGCATTCTTCCATCATAGTATTCCCGTTTCAGTCTGAGAAGCCGGTCTCTTTTACCGTTCAAACGCCGTTCTTCTCGGAGTTCTTCCAAGAGCATGGAATAGTATTTTTGGTGGAGTTGTGGAATAGAAAGTGCCTCGTTCCCCATTTCGGTGACATCTTTTTTGGCAGAATCTTCTTTCCATAAATTCTCTATTTCCTCAATCGTGCGGGTCATGATGTGGTGGTTCCGAAATTATAAAATTGATAGTTTTTATGGCTGGTCCGAGCGGGCAAGTTTCTTCAAATTGGGGAACCAATCTGAACTGGAATCCCCGTTTAAGCATATACGCGAGAACCTGACCGGGTCTGGTCTGGGAAAATGCCACAGAACAAAGAGCTTTGTTGGTTTTTGGATTGAATGCCACATTGACGATTCTATGAGTGTTAATCTCTGGAAGAAGTTCTTTGTTGGTTTCATCCGGATCTGCCAACAACCAACCAATAATTGGCAGTCGGCTGTCTCTGATTGTTCTTTGAAACCCAGCCAAGCAATCCATGGATTGTTCTGGTGTGAGATCGTCTGGCATCTCGATCTGGAATCCAACAGCCCCAACAAGTTCTCCAAATCGGCTCTTTTTTGGATCGTCGATTTTCTTTTTTTTATTTGGTTGCGGATTCTGTGGAATCTTCACTGCGTTCTAATCCATCGGCTAATAGTTTAAGGAAGTCTAAGTTATCTTTTAGCACAGTTGTTAGACCATTAGCAAGGGAATTCACGGCAGTCTCTTCTTCTAAGTCTCCAGTAAACTTCAAACCATAGAAATAAACAATTCCATGGAGAATTTCATGGATCAGTGTGTTGAGCAATTCGGTTGGTGGTAAAGTCTTGTCGAAAAGAATTTTACGCTCGTTTGGATATATCTTTCCAGCGATCTCATAATCAGAAGCCCGCTCATGGGAGATTGGAATCAGATCAAATTCAGCATAGGTGATTTTCACTTTCTTCGGAATGGCCGCAAGAAGTTCTTTTTTTGTGAAAGGTTTCTTGCTGTTAGACGAACGAGCGGTTGATTTTCTGGGTTTTTTGGTCGGTGTTGTGGGGGAAGTAGGTCCGACCAAAATGTGATTTGTAGTTGAAGAGTTTGTCAGAGAAACAGATTCTTTCTTTTTCTTCTTTGCTGCCATGGAAACCGATGACCTCTTCTAATGTTTTGTTGGTGTTATGCTGTTCGTTCTACGTGGTATATGAGATACTTAAATTGGACGGTTGCTTGGAGATTCAGATCATCCGAATCTGTAGTTTCAAAATCAATATCAGAAAGACTTGTGGGATGAAGATCTTTGAACTTGACTTCAAAGTTGGCATTTAACGAATTTGTTAAAAGTAGAAGAGTTCCGTCTGAATATTTGGATCCGGTTTTGGGCCTGTATGTTGTTGATTGGTCATTGACCAGATCTGCGAAGCTTTGAGAGCTTTCTGGATAACCAAGTCCTACCATCCATTTATGGATTTCTAACCAGTTTGAGAGATTTTCATCAATTTCAAATGTTACCACAAGATCGTTGTATGTCAAGTGGTCTGTGGTTTCATGGATCTCTTTGAAGGGGGTTGGAACTTTTGGAGTTTGTCCAGAAAGACCAGGAAGATTAACCTTCTGACAAAAGAATGAGGTGTTGGGACACTTGTCAATAACCAACTGAAACTTGGATTGACTGAGCCTGTTTTTATCTGCGGTGACTGTTTTGTTGTTGGCCATTGTCTTTTATTTATTACATCGAGACGGTCCGCGCTATTCTATTCCAACCCCGCAAGAAGTTCCATGGTTTCTTTTGGAGAGCGAGTTGCCATAAGATGTCTCCATACAGCTTGGTAGAGTCTTGACCTGACCGAAAATTCTATACCGTATTCTTTGTTCACTCTCGATATCATAAGAATGGCTAGAAGAACCGAAATTGGAAGACTTTCAAGAATTGTGGATTCTAATTCTATAACCTGCATCGATTCGTTAAGGTCTTCGATCCGTTTATAAGCAGATATAAAGGACCCAAACACATAGTCTATGGCTTTGTCTTCATCCATGGATTTTAAATCATCAAGAAATTCTGTCATGTGTTCATGATATCAAATATGGATTGGGTTGTCAAGATGTTTTCGTCCAGATGAACCGATACTTTCCACAATCGTAGATTCGTCTCAGACCTGGAATTCTGGATGTGTTTTGGAATTCTGTTTGGTTTGGGTCATATTCCAAGCCCATGATTTGTGGAAGTTTGGAATGTCGGAAATGTTCCTTTCGGATCAATTGTCTTTCACCAACATCATAGAAGTAATAGTAAGATGGACTTACCGTTTCTTTGGTTTTAAACCCAAGAATTTCATAGAGGCCGCCTTCCGAGATTCTTCTATCAGCATACGAAACTATAGATTGTGGTGACCTTGTTGTTGTGAAATGATGGAAGAGTTTTGATGCACCGCCAACAACAGAACATCCAAGTTTCGAACAAAATCTGGAAAGTTCCCATTCCACATTTTTATTGAATCTGGATTTGGTGAAAGACATCAAAGAGACAAGCTCACCATCCATGCATTCCAAACCCAAATGGAGTCGAGAGTTTGTTTGTCCTTGAATATGGTTTCTTTCTAAAAATTCATTGGCTACCTTTTGTGGAACTTCTACAATTTTGGTTTTTCTCGCATGAATTTTTTGATAGTTGCCGACTGCATGTGAGATCATGGACTTGATGATGTCGGTCTTTGATTGCCACTCTATGTCATAAAATTGGTAAAGCTTTATACCAGCTTTCTTGGCATAATCTGCTTTTCTTTTATGGTAAGCCGAATCGGAAATTTTATCATGAGCATGCCAGTATAAACCATTCATCTCAACACCCAACTGATGGTCTGGTAGGTAAATATCCACTTCTAAATTACCAGATAACAATTTACGACTATTTCTAACCACGTTTTGGATTCCAAGTTCATTTGTTATGAACTCTTTAATTTGATTTTCTTCTTTTGAGTTGAAATGTTGTTTGGATTCGAGATTGAGTTTTTTAAACCATAACCATACTGTGCCGGGATGGACATTAAAGTGGTCGGCAATTTCTGCTAGAGATTTGGTTTTATTTAGTTCTGTTAGAACATTCATGGCTGCCGAATCGTCGGAGAATATTTTATAGTATTGGTTACCACAAAACTGTGTTTTTGGAATACCAAACTGGTTGATTCTCTTTAAAACATTAACATCAGAAAAACCAGTTTCTTTTGCTATTTGGCATGTTGACTTACCTTGATTGATATATTGGTCGTGTATCCAATCCCGGTCATTTAGTAGTTTCTGGTTTTCTTTTGTTAGATGTTTGTTCTTTATCTTTCTAACTTCTATTCCATATTCCCTGAAAAGGTTCTGGACAGTCCATTTAGCCAATCCAGAATCCCTGGCGATCTCACCTTGAGTTTTGTTTTTATCCCAGTATTCAGATTCAAGCCATTCTCTGGTATGGATTGTGGAGTCTGGAATCTTTTTTTGTGGACGACCTTTGAGCATTTGAATTTAATCTTTTTTGTTGCAGAAGAATCCACAATGCGGAGATTTCATGCGGCCGTGTGCCTGTGCAGAAAGACTGCTTTGTTTCAAACCATGATCTTTGCAAAACTGGTTCAAATTTGTTATTGTTTCTTGAGAACCATCCGGTTTAGTGATGAGATACCTTTTGGCTTTTCTTTGGTTGGCTTCTGTGAGTTTAGCCAAGGCTTCTGGAGAATGTTTCTTACTTGCTTGAGCCAAACTTGCTTTCTGTCTCATTTCTGGTGTCCAAGCGATCTTCAGAGATTTACTTAAATTTTCAAGATGTTCTTTTGTTTTCTTTTTACCAGACATTGATCTAGAAATAGCTTCTTTTTGAGCTTCTGGCATCACATAACCTTTATGGGACTGGGAAAGTTTCTTTTTTGT